GATCGTAATGGGGTTTGGTTCATCAGGTGGGTACGACGGTTTTCCGTATTGTGATATAGGTGGTTCAAACCGACGAATAAATGAAAATGCCGGGCTGGAAAAAATGCTTATTGGTATGCGGGTAAAGTCCGAACGGTCCACATGTGTAGTCAGTAACGGTAAGTTAAGCAGCGAAACAAAAACAACCTGGACTTATATTCAAAGCTCCGCAACTATTCGTATCGGTGGTCAGACAACGACAGGACAACGTCATTTATTTGGTCATGTTAGAAATTTTCGAGTATGGCATAAGGCATTAACTGATGCGCAATTAAGCGAAATTGTTTAAGGTGGTTAACATGAAAGACGTTAGCTTGCAATTTACTGACAAACAGCAATACAACGACATTGTGATTAATAGCGGCTGGCTGGATGCCAATTGGTCAACCGTGTTTATTGATGATATCGGTTTTGTCCTTGTATTCGACGATCCAGAAAGCGAGACACCTGTACTTATTGGGAAAAAAGGTTATTACGTCAACGTGCGTATAACTGGTGACGATGTTGATATTTCTCAGCTTGAGCCTTTCATCGTTCCAGATCCAGGCGTCCGCGCATGGGCTTAATGATGCGGCAGTGATAGCATGGTGATGTTGAAAGCATCGCCGAGAAACGAGGCTAACGCCTCGTTTCTTTTTGTGTACCAAATAGTGACCAAATATCAAAAACTAAAATCAAAAACAACATAACATTATGTTTTATAAATGATTATTCGTTACACTAATCATTCCAGACAGGACCAGCGCACTATGTTTAAAGGTGTTTAACTCCGTTCAATCTCTCCACTAAAATTACTTAAAAATCATCCTGTTGTAACCAAAACCCAGCATCGCGTTTCTAATTCCGTACAATACTGTTAATATCCGTACAACAAAAACTGTGTACCAAAACGTGACCAAAATTGGGGGTGCAACATGCTTACGGATACCAGGTTAAGGACTATTGCCAACAAGCCATATGACGGCCCAAGCGAGATAGCTGATCGTGACGGTCTGTCAGCCAGGATAAGTCCAAAAGGGAAAATTACTTTCCAGTACCGTTACAGATTCAACGGCAAGCCAGTGCGAATGAAGATCGGCGAGTACGGGAAAATGAGTCTGAAAGACGCCCGCTATGCGGTGGCTGAATACAGGGAGTTGCTTGCGAAAGGGAAGAATCCGGCACTGTGCGTAAAGCAGGCCATAGCCTTTGAACAGGGCAAGAGATCGATAACAGACGTAGTGGAAGACTATCTATCCCTGCCGAACATCATTAAGCTGGTGGCATATAAAGAAGTCAAAAGCGCATTGATGCGCCATGTTGTCAACAAGTACGGCGACTACATAGCTGACGACGTAACGACAAAACAGTGGATGGATATATTTGGCGAGATCACTGCGGCGGGTCACGCGGTTACGGCTGGTTTGATATTGAAGCGAATGAAAATCATCGTTAACAGCGCAATCAGGCGCGGGCTAATGACTAACACGGCGATAAACAATATCCGTGTAGCTGACGTTGGCGAGCATTATGCGGTGGGGGAGCGTTACCTTTCATGTGAGGAGATAGGCCACTTCTGGCGCACGGTAGACAGTTCGCAGATCTATCCGCAGAACAAAATAGCCTTAAAGCTATTATTGCTAACCGGGTGCAGGGTTGGTGAATTGCAGAAAATGAGAAGGGAACACCTAGACCTGGACAACGGTGTGTGGACCGTTCCGGCGGCGGTGGCGAAGACAAGAAGTGAAATCAGGCGGGGATTATCTGACTTGTCGATAAAAATGCTCAGGGAGGTTTTAACCTCCCATGAGTATGATTATGTATTCCCGCCAGTGATTAACGGCGGCAACAGGCCAGTAAACGCATCAGTGATAAAAGTAGCTGCAATATTCGTGCGTAAAAGGATGGGCGGTAAATCATGGTCCTGTCACGACCTCCGCAGGACGTGCCGGACACACCTTTCAGCTATAGGTGTTCCGGTACATATTGCAGAAAAGGTCTTAGGCCATTCATTAAGGGGGATACTGGCGGTGTACGATAAATATGATTATCTTGATGAACAAAAGGAGGCACTAAATAAGTTTGCGGATTATGTATTATCTTTGGCTGACGTTAAACCAATCTGATCAAAGAACTGCATTACGTCCTGATAGCGGTACATAACGCCACGCCCGGTACCAAGTACATCAACAGGGGCCGGGAACGGAGTTCCGTTCCGTTCCCACTTTTTACGCCATAAATAAAACGTTCCCCTGCTAATTCCCCCCAGCATACGGCAGATGGCAGGGCGACTAAGAAGAATTGTCCCGGTTTTATCCATTATTCACCCCCCGTGTATTCAACGTGTCCTATACATCCGTCTATAATAGCTTGCGCCATATTGCGATAATCGCACGAAAATTCGTTGTCGCGGTTAAAATCAATTTCTTTTGCAGCATCTTCACCGATAACCTTAGTAGCAAGTGCAAACGCAATTTCAGCCAGTATTTTTTCTTTCGGATCTACATACAACTTATGAGCGAAATGCTTCCATTCCCCGGCTTGTTCAAAATCAGGCGCATCCATTTCTACAAAAAGAGCAAGGCGATCACTTATATACTTGTATTTCAGAATAACATATTTCCGACCATCGACAGGATCTAGAAGCTCAAGCCATACTCCGCATGGAGGCTTTTCTCCTGCCATCCATTCCGTAACTTCTGGCGTATCGCAATCATGCCGCTCATCTTCGATTAATTCGTCAATGATTTCACTTTCTTTGTTCATGCCATCATCATCTTTATTAGATAAATTGGCATATTTATCAAACTTCCAGCTTGCCGCCATAACAGAATAAGTGCCGCGATCAGCGCGAACACCAACTAAATAACATGATCCAAAATTATATTCTTCCCTGCATGTCGATACTTCAAACGATGGGTAGCATTCAGGGTTAGTGCGATGGCTAATCACACCGATTGCTTTTGATTTACTCATTTGTTTATCCTCAATTATGCCACTGGTACATCGTCAACTTTAATAAAATAATGTGGATGATTTCTAATATCTCTCAGGTAGTAGCACTGACACTCTCGCCACTCATTAGCCGCGCGATTAAGATAAAACACATTACCATTTTCTACCTTGTAATAAATCCCGGTCGGTTTAGCTTTAAAATACTCAACCATTATTGCCCCCAGCGTTTTATAAATTCCTCGTTTAATTTTGTATCACCTGACCACTGAACGCCATGCTCAGCGCCGAACGAGTAGATCAATTCGATTAGTTCACTGAATTCTGATTTACTCATTCGACTTGTAGATGTTCCCAATACAACGAAGCCGGATTTATCCAGATTAGGCACGACGCCATATTTTTTAAGCCCGGCGGTGAATACCGCTTTCCAGTCTTCCGGCGACAGCTTCTTACCGTACCAATTAACCTGATCACTAATGTCGGTTAGCAACGCCCATAGAAGGCTATTTTGGCTTAGCGAGCGGGTTTTCTCCTGGATGGTAATTATCAGCGGGCTTTTGCTATCAGGCTGGATCTCTCTTATCTGCCTGATAGCGTTTTCTTTTACGGCGTCGTTTACTATTTCAAATCTAATTTGCCTCATAATACACCGTTACTGTTTTTCCACTGCGCCCGCGCATACATGATCGCCTGCAAAGAAATTAGACGTGAGCTTGTCATGAAAGCGCTTTTTAAGTATCTCATATCAACCACAACAGGTTTATCAGGATCGTCACCGCGCATGTATTCCGCAATAGTGCTAAAGTCTTCAATGGTTAAATCTAACTCCTTATTCATGATCGCCCCTCACACAATACGCATTGTGTTTCGTAATTCACCGCGCAGCACCCGCAGTGCATCACGCATTGGTACAAAAACCCGGTTAAATTTTACGTGTTTATATTTCCGCATCAGTGGCGGTGTATACACCTTTGCGTCGTATACTTCCCACGGATAATAAACGCGCGTATCGTCAACAAACGTTTCAACTGAATAAAAGATTACCCGTATCATAATTCCAACCCCGTTTCACCGTTAAGTTTTTCGATCTCAAATACTGGTTTATCCGGCAGCAGGCCGTTATTTTTCCGGTATTCATTCAGGCGGCTGTCAAAATCAAACGCGAGATCATTAGCGTGACCGAAGCGCCCAGGTTTAAACAGTGAGTAAAAATTAAGGCCGTGCTTATTGGTGTCTATGCAAAGCGTTTCATCCAGTACCATTAAACGCAGCGTGCGCGACAGGTAATTCCACGGAATACCAGTTTCCGCGCTAATGTCACGCATACGCTTTTTGACGCTGTAGTCACTAAATAACGCCGCCACACGATCGCGACGTTGTGCATACAAATATTTAATTCGATAACCAAGCAAGCGGCGGCGTGGTCCGAAATATGTATATACACGCTCGACAATGCCAGTGTCGATTAAGTGTTTAATTGTCTCAGGCAAACATCCAGCTTCGTCATATTCCGCTGATAATCCTGTTTTCTGGCGTAACTGGTGCATTGTGTCGATGCCATCAAGTTCAAGGATATTGATAATTTTTGCTTCAAGTTCAATGCTCATTGTTTTTAGCCTCGTTTTAAGCACAAAAACAGCCACCAGAAAGCGGTCAACTTTCCGGTAAGCCGTTTGCTCAAGTTAATTAAAAGGATGCGTTATTCTGGTTGTTTCGTTGGTTAAATCGACTTGTGCGATGATTCATAGACTGAATACATGCAGACGCTGCGCGGGCCTGGTCACAAGGGAGGATATTGCCGTTGTCGTCAAATCGCTGGTAAACAGTCCCCGTTTTCCCGTGACGGTTTTTCGAAACAATGATCTCCATATATTCGCGGGCAACAGACTGTTCATCATAGTACCCGTCGCGGTAGACCATGATGATCCGGTCTGCGTCCTGTTCAAGATTACCGGAATCACGCAGATCAGAATTGTTCGGGCGCTTGTTCGATCGTTCCTCAACGCGGCGGGATAATTGCGCCAGTGCCAACACTGGTACGCGCAATTCTTTCGCCATCATCTTCAACGACCATGACAATTGCCCTACAGCGAGATCGTGACGTTCGGCCTTAGCCAGCTTCATTAACCCGATGTAGTCAATCATTACCATACCCAGGTTAGGATGGTCCTGTTTCATCCGTTCGACGGTGGCGCGCATTTCCTCGACCGTTAACTGCGATGCGTCAACAATCCACACGTCGAGATCGGCAAGGGCGCTCATTCCCTGTGCTACGTGCGCCCAACCTTCGTCATCCAGTTTTACCGGATTACGTAGGCAATCCGTTGATAAGTTACCCGCGCCAGCGATAGCGCGTTCAGTCATCTGATCGAGTGACATTTCAAGCGTGAAGAACAAAACGCCAACCCGCTGATCTTTACTGCCAAGGTAAGGGCGCTCAGCAGCAGCGCGGGCAATCGCCAGCGCCAACGCAGATTTACCAGACCCAGGGCGTCCGGCGAGAAGTACCAAATCAGTAGCGTTAATACCGCCTAACATTTCGTCGAGCGGTTCTATCCCTGTTTTGATGTTGTCAGAATTGACACCGCATTCCATGCGCTTGCTTAAAACCTCTGTGTATTCCTGTACCGCATCGCGCAACAGAACAGGAATGATCTTGTCTTTAGTTACCTTTAATTTTGAATACCGGGAATCAAAATCTTTCATCGTCTCTTTGACGACTTCAAGCGTCCCCGTTTCCAGCTTGTAGCGCATGTCGTCGATTAGTTCCAACATCTGCCTACGCTGGTGTTCTTCACGTAGTAGCTGTGCGTACCCTTTCAGGTTGGCAGCAGAAGGGCACGATCGCGCCGTTTGCATCAGCGGAACAAAGTTTTCATTGCCAATCTCATCGCCAACCAATAACGCGTCGATAAGATTCCTGTTTCTGGCTTGCGCCCGGATAATTTCAAACGCCCGCTTATACAGCGGAATAGTGAACACTTCAGGATCTAGCGTAGCGAGAACATCTTGCGCGTTAGGAGTGAGGCCGCCTAATAGCAGCCCGCCGATAACTGACGCTTCACGTTCCTGCTGTAGTGAGTTTATCTGCTTAGTTACCATTATGTCATTACCTCCGGTTTACAAAATGGAATATTCAGGGTAATAAACAAAGCGCCCGATCTCACCATAATCCTGGCTGTAAATAATCACCGCTGCCATACGACGTGACCGCCAGCCGCCATTAGTTGAGTAAGCGTCTTTACCCGCTAACGTGCCGTGATACTCAACAACGCCTAACGATGATTCAATTAGCCGTTGATGATGCCAGTGCCCGCAATGAGCGTAAACCGCCGCAGACTTGCCAAAGTCTTCTCGCCAGTCAGAGACGCAGGCAGACAACAAATTTTCAGGTTTTTTGATAGTATGACCGTGATGATATGCAAGGAATGTTTTGCCGTACTGTGTGTGGTGGACGATGGCAGGTGACACATCAACAGTAACGCGCGGTTCATCTTCGTAAAAAGCCGCCAGCGCCGCACGTAGCCAGATCATTCCTGACTGGTCGTGATTACCTGATAACACCTGAATTTCTACATCCTTATGATTCAACAACATCTTACCTACAGCACGCCGGACCGACCGGATCGCCACGTAAACAAGTTTTGCGTAGCGTGAATCACAATCCAAAACGTGATTACTTGATGGCGTCACTGGTAACAGTCTGTCAGTGTGGAGCACATCCCCTCCTAACAGCAAAACAGCTTTTTCAGACATCGGTGCAGCGCCTACCGCGTAGTCGAAGAAATCATTTAGCACGCGCTCAGCGATCCCGGTGTCGTAGCTCTCGCCGCATTCAGCTTTATGAGCAAGCGCCCCGATATGCAGATCAAATACCGGATAAAGGGCCAGGCTTTTTTGGAAATCAATTTCCGGCACTGGCACGGCCTCCGCGCGGGGTATTTCTTCCGTGAAGGCGTCACAAGCAGATTGCATTAGCCTTTCCATTTCATCGCGATCACGGGCTGTTTTAATCCAGCGCATAATCACATTGCCATCCTTATCGACGAGCAATGACTCACCATTGACGCCAAAACCCGGCGCGCGACGCGTGGATATTAAACCGCGTTTCGCCAACCGTGCGCCCAGGCGTTCGACGTTGCGTTTTGCCATTCCGTATTTTTCGGCGATCTGTTTATACGTTAGACCGTTGTTATGTTCAGTGATTAGCTGTTCATCACTAATCTTTCTTTGACACATAATGTTATATCCTCCGGTTTACATTTTGTATATTCATTGGCAGCAAACAATCTCTTTAAATGCTTCTTCTACCATGTCGAATACTTCCGGCCTGTAATAAAAAAACTCATTGCTACCATCAAATTTTACAGGAAAGTTAATTTTATAATTGCTAAAAGCCTTATGCATCGTGTTTTCTAGTTCATGTATATTTTCGGTTGGCCCTTCTAACGTTTTCACGATATGCAAATTAGGAATTCTAACGCCTGCTTTATGTGCGCTTTTTAATATATCGTTTCTTCGTTTATTTTCCTGAACACTTACCCCAATTTTCATTTGTGTAGGCACTTCCAGATCATCAACCATGATGTAAAGTTTGCCATACTCATGACGAAGGAAACCGTATTTCGCGCATTTTGGACAGCCGTACCCGCTTTTAAGGTTGCAAGGCCTGGCAGACCACTCATGACTACAGATCTTGCAGCGGCACGGGACTTTATCTCTATGGTTCTTAATTTTTCCCAATACTTCAACATAAGTGTTAACTTTGGCTATATCTGTGATGTGTTCTTCGTGTGTTAATGTCCTTCCTTGTGCGCCTTTTAATATTCCGCATTTCGGGCAACCGCGCCCGTGTTTTAGGTTGCAAGGTGTAGCCGACCACTCATGACTACAGATATTGCAGCGGCATAATACTTTTGTTTTGTCATTAATAATTTCACCCAACACTTCAATATCAGGATTAACTTTCGCGATAGCGGCAATATGTTCTTCGTGCGATAACTTCATCTTCCCAGCGCATTTCGGGCAACCGCGCCCGTGTTTTAGGTTGCAAGGTGTAGCCGACCACTCATGATCACAAACCTTGCAACGGCATAACACTTTTTTATGATTTCCGGTAATTTCTCCCAGCACTTCAACATCAGGATTAATTTTCGCAATAGCCGCAATTTGTTCTTCGTGTGTTAACTTGCGCATCGTTCCAACTCCTTAAAACGCCTCAGACGCGCTACAATGCAAAAACCCACCGCGTAACCCATTTGCACAGGTTGCAGTGTCTTATTGCGTCAGAGGCGCTATCATGTGGCTAATTTTTGATTTACAGACTGGTAGGTATGTTATGGATTGACGCGAAGGAACAAACCGCCGAACAAAACGACGTTTACAGCGATTGCCGCAGCGATGGCAAAAGCCACGGCGAAAACGTGTTTACTATCCATTTTAAAATCCTCTCTGTAACGCTCTCTAACGAGCTAATCGCAAAAAGGTAAGCAAGTGTAGCACCACATGCGATTTAGCTCGCTGGTGAGGTTGTTTTGTGGGTAATTTTGGATTTTTGCGGATCGTGGTTGGTCAAAGAGCGCCAGCGCGCGTATCACGTAGCGTTTTTGGTTTAAGCAGGAAATCAAGTGTCGCAGTGAAGCCATTGCCGAAGTAAAAATCTGAAGCCGTGTTTTTGAACGTTTCGAAGTAGGCGACAAAGCCGTTAATGCTTTTGTCTTTCAGGTAGTCAGTGAACGCATAGATCTTGCGTTCAAGATCCCGATCCAGTTCGGCAGGTGGTAACAGGCCGTCAAACGTGCTGTTAAATGCTTCCACCACGTCGGCAGCGTTTACAGTAGCTGATAGCTTGCGCCATTGCTCAGCGTCAGCCAGATACCCATCGAATTTAGTTACCCGGCAAATGTTGATAGGCTTAGGTGTTCCACCACGGCTGCGCCATTGCGTCAAAGCCCATTCGATTACTAATGTGATCTCATCCTCCGTGTATGCCTTACGTGTTTTTGTTTCTGTCAGTAGTTCGATAAATGGCTTAGCATCACGACACTTGCATCCAGCTTTGTCGTTGTAGAAGGCCAAGCAACGCAATGCCGCTTCGTTTACGCCATCCTGATTGACCGTTTTTTGTCCATTTTCGCTAATACACGAAGTGTATATATCTTTTTCTCTTTCTTCTTCTACTTCTAATTCATGACCCTTTCCTGACCCGGTCATGACCCTATCATGACCTTTTGGTGTTGGATTGATTAACTTCTCTAATTTTAATTGCTCCTTCGCTGTGTTTATAGCAGCCCTATAAGCGCTCTTAGAAGTCATTGATTGGTCCAGCCTTTTTAATAACTTTAGGCAAGTTATGTGGCCTTGAGAACATTCGAACAAACCAATTTCGATGAAGTATTTCATCATTTCTTCTATACGTTTTTCAGTAGATCCGACGTTTCGCGCAATGATTCTCGCGTCATGTCGTAGGTCAAAATTCAGATTGTGCTGATCTACGTCATAAGTTATTAGTTCGAGGCAATACCAATAAAGCCCGTACCCTTCCAGGCCATAATCTAACAAAACGTTTTGAAGTTTTTCATCGCGGTTCGCATCGCTGTCATGCTTAAACCACTTCATAGATCATCCCTCCGGCAACATCACTACATAGACATCACTGAATGCATCAAGACGACAAACAAATCCTTTATCCATTAACGCGGCGAAGGCATCATGTACCGTATGAACAGGAAGTTCACACATTGCGGCTACTTCTTTGCGTGATGCATCATGTACCCGTCCTTTGTTATCTGCCTTTTCAGCCAGAGCCATTAAGACAAGTTTTTGAATCGGGCTATTAAGTTTTACGTTCCATGCTTTACTAATCATGTTCATACTCATCGCATTTTCTCCTATGGTTAGAGTGAACGCGCGGGCGGGCATCCCATTAGCATTAGATAGCAGTGACTGACCGCTCAACAGATCCCGCCGTTGCGTGATATTTGTTTTTCGCTTCGCAGCGACACCGGATTTTTAAAGAGCATAAGGTAAGTGCCTTTTTGTGCCTTCAGTTATCTTTTTCCTTGCGTCTTTGCAAGTATGGCCTTACCTTGTCTGCAAGTTTACAAAATGGAATTTTAAGATCAAGGCTTAAAATACACGTTTTGTGACTTGCATCAAACTTTTTGAGGTTATAGGGTAGCGACATGAAAACAAAATGGTATGACTTAGCAAAGCAGCTCATGCGGGCGCAGGGCATGAGCCAGGATTCACTCGCGGATCGTATGGGGATAACTAAAGGCGGCCTGTCACACTGGCTGAACGGTCGCCGAGAGCCAAATCTTGAAGATATTGCGCGGATTATGCGCGAGCTTGGTCGTCGGCAGTTTACTGTTACACATGATGGCATGGTCATTGATGATTCTGTTTCTAATACACTTCAGGCCGTGCCGCCGCGTGATTTAGGTAGTTACCCGGTTATTGACTGGAAGGACACAGTAAACAATATGGATGACGCAAGGCGTTCAGCATTACGACACGTTACGACTAGCGTTATTTGTTCAGATGACAGTTACTGGCTGGTTGCCAAAGGTGAATCAATGAACGCGCCGCAGGGGTTGAGCATCCCGGCGGGGACGATGATACTTGTGGACCCGCACGCGCCAGCTATTGACGGCAAACTGGTTATAGCCCAGCTTGAGGAAGGGCAGATACCGACGTTTAAACAGTTGATTATTGATGGAGGTCAAAGGCTTTTACGTTCGCTCAATCCGCTGTATCCGCCAATCCCTATGAATCCAGAATCAAAAATTATAGGCGTGGTGGTTGATGCGAAGATCGTAAACCTGCCATAAACATTAGCCGCCGAATGGCGGCTTTTCTTTGCCTGGAAAACACCAAAACGTAAACAGAAAACGTTATTTATTATTTAAATATCAATGGCATATAAAATATTTTAAAAAAGTATACAAAATGGATTGACTCGATGTTTTACGGGGCGTATATTGCGAGTCAAAGGAAGGGCGCAGGTAACAAAAGCAACTTCCTGGCACTTTAAAAATCAGGCTTAACACCTTGTCAACCGTGGAGTAACTCCCCGATGGGGGACCGAAAGCGGCACTGATAACAAGGCGCATGGGGTGTTTAAAGCGTTACATCCCCCACGAAACCGCACGCAAGGCGACGAGTCAGCTTGCTTGGAGTGAGCAAGGTCACGCCGGGAACGGCGATGATTGCGGGATTAGTTGAAAGATGTTAAGCCGCTCATTAACAATCTGGTCAGCCGCTGGAAGTGCGGCAATTAACGAAGATGATTTTTTATTAAGTATCATCAAGGATATACGGAGATCAGATTATGAGCGTTACAATTATATATGGTAAATGTGATAGCAAAATGAATGCCAGGGAACGCAGAAGGATAAAAAGAGAAAACGAAAGAAAATCATCACCTGCAATCAATAAAACAGACAATGTGGATAAAGCTATTCGATTTGCAAACGAGGAAAGATGCAAACCAAATAGCATTAAAGAACGTCGCAAAGGATCAGTAAAATGGTATACGGAAAATGAAAGCGGCAGCTACTACCACGCAACGCAACCACGCCATTTAGGGGAAAAACCCCTGGATAAAGTCCGCTACCATTAATACAAAATGTAAACATCCGGAGATGACATTATGGTTATTCAGGCGTTTCAATTCAAACTGGCAGTAGCGGAAATGCTTCACGATGCCGAAATGTGGAGCGCCGCGAATAAAGCCTTATACATAGTGTTAACAGCACGGGAGATTAAATGGTGAAAACAGAGTTACATAAAAAGCTATGGACGATTCAGCAAACGCTGAACGCGCCGAAAAATCAGCGTAATAATTTTGGTGGATATAATTACAGGTCGGCGGAGGATATTTTAGAGGCGGTTAAACCACTGCTTCAAAGTATTACGCTGACTGTAAGCGATGAAATTGTCCTGATCGGCAATCGCTATTATGTGAAAGCTACGGCGACGCTAAGCGACGGTGAAGACGAAATAGCGGTAACGGCTTACGCCAGGGAAGAAGAAAGCAAGAAGGGAATGGACGCAAGCCAGCTAACAGGTGCGACATCAAGTTACGCGCGAAAATATGCTTTGAACGGTTTATTCTGCATTGATGATGCGCGAGATCCTGATACTGACGCATACGCTAAGCAGACAGGCCAGCAGCCTCGCCAGCAGAAAAACCCACCAAAACAACAACCACAGCAGCAGAAAGCGCCGCCAAATCCTGATGAAGTATTAGCACGTTTCTGTGATGCAGCAGCGAAAGCGCAGGACGCTAACAAGCTGCGTGAAATATTTGGCAAATGCTGGAAATTACTACCGGAAGGATCGGAACATCGAATCAAGGCAAAAGATGTTTATGACATCCGGGTAGCAGAGCTTAACGGGGAGATGGGTTAATGAGTTTAAATTCAATCACGCTGGGCGGGAATATCGGTAATGATATGGAGGTTCGCTACACACAAAACGGGAAAGCGATTGGTAGTTTTCCGTTAGCTGTAACGAATGGCTACGGCGATAATAAGCGGACAATGTGGGTCACTTGCCTGGTATTTGGTGAGCGTGCGGAAAAATTAGCGCCACATATCCGCAAGGGTGGAAAAATAGTGGTAAGCGGTCGCCTGGATGTTCGGCAATATGACCGGAACGACGGCACGAAGGGAACGGCGGTAGAAGTGGCGGTTAACGAATTTGAATTCATGAACGTTAACCAACAAGGCCAGCAGCAGAAAGCGCCTCCGCAGCAGCAGAATAATAACGGGAATAATCCGCCGATGGACTTTGATGACGATATCCCGTTTTGATCCAATAGGTTAGCGATGGTTGATTATCTAAAACCGCCACCACCGCCACGAACAAAAGAGCAAGTATTAAAAGAAGCCCGTGATCAAATCGATCGCGGGCTTTTTTTATGCGGCACGGCAGCGGAACGGATGGCGAAAAGATTTAGTGACCTGTACGCAAAACAAATATGGTTCGACAACTGGCAGGCAAGTTTTTATCCGCTGCAAAGAAAACCGGATATGCACTGGCCTGAATATGTCGATCCACGTATGCGCAAATATCGCGGGCGTATGGGCCAGGTTATTAACGATTAATGAGGTATCAAATCATGATCGAAGAAAAAGATGTTGATAAAGAGCTGCCTGACTCATCTGATGACTATGTCACTTTTAACGGCGGCCTGTATGAGTTCGAAACGTCTGCCGGGTGGCACGATAAATGGCCTATGCCAACGCGCAAGGAATTAAGCGAACGTAAAACATTTGGCGAAGATGCCGAACGCCTGGCCAATAACAAATGGCTTGATAAGTTCATTGCGGAGGCTGATAAATGAGCATGGTAAAAATTGCGGCATTAGCCGCCGCCTTCGTTATTGGGGTGATTTATATCACAGCTTCTTTTTATGTCGCCGTTTTTATTGCTGAATTAATTGTTGCATTGTTGGGGTGAGTTATGAAGGTTTGCAAGAATATTGTAAGGGTCGCTTTTTGCGTTATTTGTTTCCTGTTTACGATTGTGTTTTGCGGCGCACTTGCTGCGGTGATTAGCTTTATTTGTAAAGGGGCGATGTGATGGTTACTTGGAATGCAAAAGATGGCGATCTTGTTGTTTTGCCAGAATATCGTAGCGACCCTGGTCTGGTTGTGCTGAACAAGACATATAACGATCTTGAGCGCCCGATCCTGGTTAAATATCTGGATGGAACGATTATTGAGCCTCGTTTCTTTGACAAGATTGAACTGAAGGCCCGCAATGTTCGCGTTAAGCCGTTCCGGGATTATGTTGAAGACCACTGGCGGAAATTGTTTGCCGGGCTGAATGGGATGTACGGCGTATGGCTATAAAATTAGTGAAAGTAAAACACCTGAAAGGCGGTGAGAAGATCCGCACTTGGTATGGCTATGAGTTTATTATAGCTGCCTTTTCTTTTTTGCCTGGTGGTCAAGTAATATTATTTGATGAGGAAGATGATGAGGTGGGGAGATGGCATCTTGAACAATATGTTGAGGTGTTAAATGAAAATTAAATTACATAAGGCCTATGATAGTCAGACTAACAAGCTATCACTATTTATTGAGTTCGAACGCCGGATTGTGTGTGTCCCGTGGGCGCGTCGCTTTAATGATGCAGCAGGGCGTAGACAATTCGCTATAGACATGCTGTTACGTGGCTGCGGCCTTATGCGTCCGCTATCCGATTTAAAACGGATGATGCCTGGATCGTTCGGTCAGATTGATGAAATAGAAATAAGCCCGGAAGAACTGAAACGGGAGCGTGATTTATTCCTTTCAAGCGAAGGAAACCCGTTTAATTCAGAAACTGAAATGAAATGGCATCATCCACTATAAGGGTAAATATTATGAACAATATCAAAACGGCTTATTCACTCGGCAGCGAAGGCATGTTAATTACTCGCTACACAGAGGACGCGAGCTTTCACGAAGTGGTAACTAAGGATTATCACGAAGTTTTAAAAGATATGGAAGCAGGAGTGTATGACAGTGACTTAAATCTGGCGCTACAGATTGTCGATATTATGATGAATGCATCAATCCGCGATTACGTGTCTTTAAGCATGGAAGAAAAAACATCGGTAGCGCGTTATGTGTTCTGCCTCACTTTCGTAAGACGCATGGAGGAGGAATTCGGACGCGCACCAGTGCCGGAAGATGTTGATCCGCTCGCGTTCGGAAGTGCTGTTATTTTCCCGTTGAACAAGGATCTGCTTGGCAGTGTTTCACTGCATTCTATGCGCGGCCTGATGAAAAAGGTCTTTGAGGTTAAGATGTTGCAGAAATTTATTGAGGAAGGACACGAAGAAGTGAACGTTAAGGCGTTTATTCCGGTGCTTTACGGAAAATTTGTTGGCGATGATATGCGCGCTAATGAATTCGGCGTACAGGCGGCTATAGCTACGCTTAACGAAGCAATGAAAAGTGCACAGCCTATTCATGAACAGGAAAAACGTGTACTGCATTAACAGCGTGATTGCGATTACATAAATATACATTTTGTATTGCGATCGCATATCCGTTTTGTAAACTGAAATTAAGAGGTTTACGGCACGGAGGAAACAAGATGGAACGCGAATTGATGCTTTATTGCGTAGAAGGTGGCGTAGGTCACGATGCCTACGTCGCCGGGAAAGGCTACCCAGCCGATGAAGTGCTTTCTAATATGCACTTCAGAGAAAATGAAAGCCAGGTGTCTGTGTGGAAACGGTGCATTGATGGTATTGAGGTTGTAAGTATCGAACGGTATTTAGGCACGTTCGATTACGGTGTTATTGAGGCTTAATTATGGACGACACATTGTTTTATATGTGCTGTTGCTGGGGTTTTATTGCCTTATGTCTGTTTATCAGGTGGTTTATTGAATACCATATGAGGTGAGGCATGGAACAGAAAACTGATTATAGAATACCTGATGGCCTAAAATTAGTTGGCATTGGTTTCGGGTGTGGATTTGTATCTGACGCAAAAGGAGCGATTTATTTAATACGTCTTATTGATGGCGTTCAACATATAAGGAGATTAGGAATTTACATCAAAGCATTCAGAAGAGGTTATTTAAAAACTCATGAAATTTAAACATTACATGGAATGGAAAATTCCAGAAGCAGCAACAAAGGCAGCGCCAGGAAATGTTTCTGGCGTTTATTTTTATATGGATGGCAAATGGTATTTCGGCAGCAGGCCGGATCGCTACTATCAAGAAATATGCAAGCCTCACGTATGGGATATTAAAGAGCGCGTGAAAGGCGGGGTAATTGAGGACGTTTAAAATGATGCGTGCAATTATTGACTTCATTATTGGATGGTTATTTTGTTCTTTTTTCGTATTCTCATGTATAGCTACGGTTTTTATTGGAATTTTATGTGGTGTGTCGTTTGTTACATGGGAGCTACCAGAAATTCCATCACCTGATGATGCGCTTTATATATTAAGGGTTATTATTGCTGTTAGTGTATTTGTTGGGTTCTTTTTCGCTGATTCTACTGATGATTTATAAAATGGCTTTATTTAACCTGTCAGAGCCGCAATTTAACGCCGTAAAGACTGCCGCCCGCGCCGCGCTTTCGGCCTGCAAGGCGGAGGTAGAAAAGAACGGATACAGCGATAAAGCCACGCGGCTGATATTAGATAAGCATTATCGCAAGGTCGCCCCGCTAATCAGTATTGAGCGTTTTGTGTGGTTGGTGGGGTATCTGAATAACCGCTGGGGAACGGAACAGGATTATTTCTAGGTGGACGTAATGAAAAATGATTACGGCGGCAGCCATACGCCGAAAGAAATAAAAGACTTATGGCAAACGCCAAAACCCGTTTTTAGAGGAATGGATCGGGAATTCGAGTTCGTCGCGGATGTGGCGGCAAACAAGGAAAACGCATTAATCCCGCGATATATAACCGAAGAAATGGACACGCTCCATTATCCGTGGGGAGCGGTGGCGATGCCTGGTGAGTATGTCTGGATGAATCCGCCATATTCTAATCCGGGACCATTCGTTGATAAGGCGGCGCTTGAACATCAACGAAATCACATTGGCTGTGTAATGCTATTGCCCGCTGACATTTCTGTTAGCTGGTTTATGAACGGCGTGGAGACGGCAAACGAATGCCGATTAATCACGCGCGGGCGGCTGGCGTTTATCAATGCTGCAACAGGGAAACCAGTAAGCGGGAACAATAAGGGGAGCTTGTTCTTGATCTGGCATCCACGATGCAGACATGAATGTATTTTCACGCAGATAACACGTAAAGAGCTATACGCGAGAGGCGCAAATAATGACTAAGGCAGCAGATTTATTAAGACTTGCAGCAGAAACCATAGAGCAAAGAGGTAAGCAAAACGGCTACGACAAAAAAGAGGAAAAATCAGCGCCAAAAATAGCCACTATTTACAACGCTAAGAAGGGGGCAGATTTAACCACGCTTGATGTATGGGATCTGCTAATTTGTCTCAAGGAGGCGCGTTTAGAGGCTATTTTGAGCAATAACAGCGATCCGACAGACACACTAATTGATTTAATTAGCTATAACGCGCTAAAAGCTGAGCAAATATTAACGGAGCGGGAGGAAGAGCAAAAGAAAAAACAGGGCGTTTTTGATCTCCCTATCGGTGGATTGAAGAAAACTTTTGCTGACCTTGCCGGACCAGAACCATCTATTGTACCGGGGCAATCCCACCTGTGATGTTTAACGGTGGTGAGATTACTAATCGGCTTGATGTGAAGTTTGACAACGAATCGCTATTACGCGCGGCGGGGTATCATAAAAATGGAAAGGGTGACAATTGACAGGTTATTAGCCTGCGTTTATGTCGCCGTTTTTGTGATCATCAATCTTATTGTTAATCATTGCGGCCCGTGGGTAATTCCGATCACCACGGTAGCCGCCGTGTGTGTCAATATGATGATCCGTGACCTCCTGTTATATGACGGCGGCCTGAAATGGTCGGCTACAACATGCGCCGCCGCTGGCGCAATCACGGTGCTGATAAATTACGACGCCGGAATGGTGGCGATCGCGTCATTCGTTGCGGTTGTTTCCGGTGCACTTATTTCTGGCGGCGTTTACCGGGTTTTGCCTGGTGGCTTTGATTCTAAACGTTGGCCTGCAAATATAGCGTCCGCCATTGGTGATGCGTTAATTTTTCCTACGCTATCGTTTATGGCGTTTATGCCGGAAATATCAGCTATGCAATTCATCTCAAAAATGGCAGCGGTAACGGTGATCACCATCATTATGCGCCGCTATTTCACGTTTGAGGGTAGAAAATGAGCAGGGCTAAACATTGGTTAAATAATTGGCTTAGAAGTTGGGTGGTGTGGTCGCTGTACGACGGCAGCGGGTACGCCGTTAAAGATTGGGCGGAAGCTGGATATAAGTGCTATTGCTTCAACTATGACGGCGCAAATCACGGAGATTATGAAGGCGTTAAAATCATTCATCCAAATATTGAATACGTTAACGTCTGGATTGATAGCCATTTCCTGGTAATGTTCTCCCCTGAATTGTCTGTTTATCCAGAGCCTGACATTATCCTGGGCTTTCCTCCATGCGACGATCTCGCTGTGTCAGGCGCTCGCTGGTTCGTTGATAAATACAGGAAAGATCCTTGTTTTCAGAATAGGGCGGCAAGAAACGCAATGTTGGTTGAATCTCTGGCTAACATGTATAACGTGCCGTGGATGGTGGAGAATCCTGTTGGTGTGCTGTCAACGCTATGGCGTAAACCGGATTTTATCTTCAATCCTTGCGCTTACGGTGGCTACCTGCCGGAAGATGACAAGCATCCTGCTTTCCCTGATGTTTACCCACCGCGCGACGCGTACACGAAGAAAACTTGCATATGGTGCGGCAACGGATTCAGGCAGCCGCTTTTTAGACCTGTAGATCTTAACTCTGGTGATAACCCTGGGTGGGCGAAAACCGGAGGCAGGACGAAACGAACAAAGATGATCCGCTCACTAACACCGCGTGGCTTTGCCCGTGCTGTATTCCTGGCTAACCATGACCGCGTTTTATCGGACTGAAATTTACAAAATGGCGTCATTGCGTGATGTGGATCACATAATGGCGCTTTTCGCCTTGTTCTGGTGTATCCATTTTGTATACTTCAAGCAAACAAAATGCTCTTTAAAAATCCGGCAGCGCTGAAATGCGTAGAAATCACCTGAAAAGGAGAGAGCATTATGTCTTTTGATGATTACCAATGGCATGACGACTATGAACGAGAAAGCGTTATGCGTGCAATGTGCAATGTATGCAGCACGAAGAAAGGAGGCTGTAACGAGTGCAACGAATGCTTAGAACATTGGCTAAGGGCCGGACACGCCGAAAGGCTGAACGAAACAGAGAATCAAAAATAATCGGGGTGGTTTTTATGCAAAACCCTAAAAAACCCATAAGACGCCGTTGCAAATGCTGCGGCGTTTTTTTTGAGCCTAAATATCACAATCAAACGTGGTGCAGCGATGAATGTCTGGAAGAACTGAAGTTTGACCAGCTATGCCGCGACCGTGAGAAGGCTATGAAGGCTATGGAGCGGAAGAAACGCCGTGATAGCCAGAGGGAAGAACGCAACCGGAAGCGTAAACAGTTAAATCCGCGTAGTTATTGGATCAAACAAGTTCAAAATGTATTTAACGCCTATATTCGCGAACGTGACGCGCGCTTGCCGTGTATATCTTGCGGGACTTACTACGGTGAGCAATGCGGGTGGGATGCAGGTCATTACAGGACGGTAGCCGCCGCCGGACACCTTCGCTTCAACGAGGATAATTGCCATAAGCAATGTAGGCACTGCAACCAGACACTAGACGGCAACATCGGAGGGTATCGCCCGGCGCTGATTCGAAAAATTGGCCTCGCCAGGGTGGTAGCTCTGGAGAACAACAATGATACGCATAAATGGACGATCGCAGAATGTAAGGAGCTAATAAACATCTATCAGGCAAAATTGGACGCCTTAAGGAGAAAGGCAGCATGAACGAGTATACATTTAGCCTACCTTACCCGCCATCTAATAACCGATATTACCGACATTCACGAGGTTTTCACTATATCAGCGAAGTGGGGAAGGAATACCGGGAACAAGTAAAAGACATCATCGAATTATTAAATTTAGACA